TAGATAACTTTGGTGACAAAGCTATTTGTTTAATTGTCGATGGTGAATGTTTCGAATGGAACTCTGCAGCAACTGATGCAACTTCTACAAGAGCCACAATTATATCTGGTGCACCAACAGCATCAAGACACATGTTGGTATCTACACCGGACAGACACTTAGTGTTTTATGGTACAGAAACAACGATTGGTACAAAGTCTACACAGGATAATATGTTTATTAGATTCTCTGCCGTTGAGGATATTAACACATACACACCTACAGCAACCAATGATGCTGGTACACAGAGACTGGCCGACGGATCACGGATCATGGGAGCTATTAGAGGTAGAGATGCAATT